AAGGACCTCCGCAAATTACCCCAGTCGATGCTGCATCAACAGGGGCACCTCAGCAAGTTGCAACTGAGCCAAACACAGATGTAGAAAAATTAAATGAGTTGCTAGCCGAGCATACCATCGAACTAGGACGCATCTACGGTACTAAAAAGTTACCAACGACTAAAGATAAAATATATCCTGCAGACAAGGGCAAAGTTCATAAAGGTTTAAAAGTAACTGAAGTAATAGGCACAGGCAAACCAGAAGTTTATGTAGACATGGATGGCGTGCTAGCTGATTTCTTTAGCGACTGGAATCGAATGGTCGGTGTGGGGCATTGGAAAGAAATCCAAGATCCGGAAAAAGCATTGGATCTAATACGAGAGCATCCTACCTTTTGGATCGATCTAAAGCCATTACCAAATGCTCCTAAATTATTAGGCGCCGTTAAAAAGTTCGCTGGCAAATATGATATCTGCACTAGTCCACTAGGTAAAGATCCTAATTGTGAACCGCAGAAGAGAGCTTGGGTACAAAAGTATCTATCTGGATTTAGTCCAGATGAAGTACACGTCACGCATAATAAACCACAGTTTGCTAAACAAGCTGACGGTACTCCTAACATATTAATAGATGATTTCGGTAAGAACATACGTGCTTGGGAAGCTGCTGGAGGAATAGGTATACACTACGAAGACAAGAACGCAGGCCGGGCAATACAAGAACTAAAATCTGCTATGACTGCTCGTCCTCGAACCAGCGGCGATCAATCCAAACCGGCCAGTTTACCCCAGGAAAAATCCAAAGATCTGTAAGATCAACATTTTCAAATGTTTCCTTAATCCTAATCTGGATATCTGCTAGTATTTTAATCATAAATATACTTATCAGAAAAGGAGTTCTTATGAAAACACTAATTTTATCAGCAGCAGTCTTTTTGGGCGTAATCGGTTCAGCATATGCTTGGGACCAAAAGCCTAATCAGCCAATCACAGCTTGCGCAGCACAGGTTCCATATGGTGCGCCAGTATTAAATAAAGCAAACACAGTTGTAAAGTGCAATACTGCATACGCACTACAACACGACAATGCCGCCAAGATTCCAGCTTGGGTAGCATATACACTAACACCTGCACACGCTATTGGATGCGTTGCTCGTACCAATGCGTTCGTTGCTGACGCTGCATTAGGTGCAAGCAGTGCTAAGCCAAACGACTATGCAGGCTCAGGATACGATCAGGGCCACTTGGCTCCGGATGGTGATATGAGCTGGGATACCCAGGTCGAGTTTGAATCATTCTTGATGTCAAACATGAGTCCGCAGCTACCAAATCTAAATCGTGGTATTTGGAAGGCTCTTGAGAGCGATGTCCGTGCTTGGGCATACGGTAACAACCAGGCATACACGATCTATGCAGGTAACATCTATACTGTAGGCAAGAGCAAGACGATCGGAGGTGGGGTGGTTGTTCCAGACTATCTCTACAAGATCGTGATTAACAATGCTACTAAGCAGGTGTTAGCTTTTACTTTCCCACAAGTAGCTTCGCAGCCTATCGATCTACCAGCACATTTGGTTAGCATCGCTAGCATCGAAACAGCAACAGGTATCAGCTTCCCAGTACCAGCTGGTGTTGATAAGACCAAGCCTGCCGCAGCAGTTTGGCCAGTCGACCTAAAGAAGACTGCAGATGCTAAGAAGGCACAGTGCAAAGGTGCGCCGGGCACTGAAGACTGATAAATACTCGTATGAAAATACGTGAGCTATTAGAAACAGCAACAGCGGGGGCTACTTCAAGTGCTAGCGTAGGCACTGTAGTTAGTCCCCATCTTGCTATAGGCAAAAAGCGCGGTCATACTAGCTATACTGGTAGTCCAGGTAAGAGTGGAACTAAAGCGCCTAAGCCACCTAAAGTAAGCCAACCAAAAACCAAATCCGGAACCGCCGTAAATGCGCTCGATATGAAGGGTACTAGCATTTTTGGTGGACCCACTATCAAGCGATAACAGGAGCAAAACATGGATAATCCTCAATCAATGCCACAAACCGAGCACGACGACGAAGGCAGCATGGCCCGCGGTGAACTTTATAATGCTATAAAGAACGGTATGGAATTATTCAAAATGATACAACCAGGGCAACCACTAGAAGGTTGGGTGCAGTCTAAGATCACTAAAGCTGCTGATTATCTAAACACAGTACACGATTATATGGCTTATGAAAACAAAGCAAACGAACAGATCGGTGAAGAATATATGGAATCACTGGACTATAAGCTACAGCTTATGATAATCGAAGCTAAGAAACCATCTGCGGGTCTAAGTAAGGCAAAGAAGAGTTCTATAGCTAAGAAAGCCCACGCCGGTAAGGATATCGGTAAAAAAGGAAAAAGCTTCGACAAAGTAGCTAAAGCAGCGGGCGGCGGTGAAAAAGGTAAACGTATAGCAGCAGCAGCTATGTGGAAGAACGCAGCGAGATAATTGATGCGTTTACACGAGGTGCTTTCTATAAACGCATTTGAATGTAGTGGTAATGACAACTGTAGTTGCGGCTGTCAACACAAAACCACTTTTGAAACAGCAGATTTTGATTGGGAATCAGCCGACGAACCCATGCCAGTACGCACGATCAAGGACATAGCACGCAGAATATTTGCAAAGAAATATCCAGATGCTAAGATAACCCTATCAGGCAGCGACAATCAAGACGGCAGCGTATGGATACGAACCGTTCCCGAGAATTATTCACTGCTGATGAGTTGCAGTGCGCAGATGAATGAGATAGTCATTTTCATACAAGAAGCCTATGCCGGTGATTATAGGGGCGTCACAGGTCCTATCGTAGCAGCAGTCATGACTGCTGCTCTGCGCCGTTGGGGACAACCCCCAGATGGCATACATTTGGTTCCACACGAAGATACCAGTTCTGGCTGGAGAGGAGACACAGGTAGCTATTGGCAAAAACTAGCCAATCAGTTAGGTATCAAATACAGTCCAAACAGCGTTAAAGAGAACTTCGCAGACGGGCGGCATCCCGAAGATAAAGGAGACAGTCGTAGACACGGTATTCCTAAAAAAGCATCTCTATCTAAACTAGATAAAATCACCCATAGCAAGTCTGCTAGTCCCCGCAAAAAACAATTAGCGCATTGGCAGGCAAATATGCGTCGAGGACGCGAAAAACACTAACACAAGGAGTGGCGTCAATGCTCCTATCCAAACCACTAAGCGCAACAGAGTCAAAAAGACTCGCAATACATTATATTGGTGAAGAAAAATTCAAAAACGGGCTAACAAAGAGCTTATTTAAAAAAGTGTTAGCTAAATCCAAAAAAATAAGAAAACATATCAAGAAGGAAGAAAGAGCAAAGTCTCGCTGCTCTGATAAATATCTTTATGAAAATATCTGAGCTCCTCATAGAAACAGCCGCTTGGCAAAAAAAATCTGGTAAAAATCCTTCTGGTGGTCTAAACCAAAAGGGTGTAAACAGCTATCGCAGAGAGCATCCAGGTAGTAAGTTAAAAACAGCAGTTACTACTAAACCTAGTAAACTGAAGAAAGGTTCCAAGGCTTCTAAACGTCGAAAGAGCTTCTGTGCCCGAATGAAAGGTATGAAGAAACATCGTACCGGTGCTAAAACAAAGCATGATCCAAATAGCAGGATAAACAAGAGCCTACGCAAATGGCATTGTGAGAGCATTGAGGAAATGAGGGATCTAATCATTTTTGCTGAACAGTATATTAATGATATGCGATTCTTACAAGAAGCCGTAACTCGAGAAGATGATAACGGAAATACGCACTGTTGGACTGGCTATCGCAAAGTTGGCCTTAAGAAAAAAGGCGGCAAAATGGTCAATGATTGTCGTCCTATAAAGGGTAAGTGATGTCAAAAAATGGTATAGCAGAACTTTCTACTAAGCAGGCTAGACAGGTTGCTAAACTTAATATAGCACAAGCCAAACGTCAAGGGAAAACTGTAGCAGCAGACGGAACTATTAGCGGATCTTTGGACATTACTAAAAACTATTATCGTGCTAATAATACCTATGATATTACAGAGTTACCAACTCAATATAGCGACAACAATGTAATCGATAATCCAAATGTAGGTGGTTTGCAATCAGCAAGACCTTGGAAACCTTCAGTATGAAAGCTACAGATATCATACGCAACATACTAGACACCATTGATGGTATCGAAGCTGAAAGGGTGCCCATTGAAGCTGAAGTAGTTGAACTAGAGCCTGTAGCTACAGCCGAGATAACAACTGTTGCTCCTGCAGACGATATGAATCATTTCAAACAGATAGTAGATGTAGTGTCTAATGGTATTGGTGGTAAGTTTGGTAATAGTCCAAACGAGCAGTATTCAACTATAGATGCTGTGACTGTAGATGCAGGCGGTGGGATAAACGGTCCAAAACATCCACACGATCTACGTGTTAAGGATCCGCCAGCACAGCTAGAACATAAGAGCTTTAAAGATTATCTCAACGAACGAGGTATCTAATGACCTATCAAAGAGATACCTTTGATCCCAATCTAAACAACATACATTCAGCGATGGCGTATAATACCGCCGATGGAACCAGCCCGACTAGACCAGTTGCGCCCAGTGCTACCATTACTATCAAGAGATTCAAATAAATAAACTTATGAGAGCGCACGAATTTACTATAAACATTCCCATCAACATCAAGATCAACGGTGACGGTAAGCCTGAGATTAGTGTAGATCAAAACAATGCTAACGATAATGATCCTGAGGAACTAGATCAAAATCCTGTGATGGTGAGCCCTCTACAGCAAGAACACGAACTTAAAAAAGCAGCACTAGGCAAGGAAAGCCCAGTTATAGATAAGCTAACAGCCGACGAAGATATCGGCGAAGAACCACAACCATTCTTTAATAATCGTCGCTGATAAATATCAGTATGACACAATATTTCCGTAAAGTAGTCGCAGGACTTGTTAAAAACGACATAGATTCTTTCGTTGGCGAAGCAGGAAATCTTTTCTTTGGTATAGATACAGGCGAATTCCGCCTCAGTGACGGTACTACTCCCGGTGGTATACCTTTAGGTTCAGGTGGTGGTGGTTATGTATTACTACCTGCTACAACTACCCAACTAGGCGGTGTGAAGGTCGACGGCACTACTATAAAGATAGATAGTCATGGTGTGATCAGTAGCAGTAATGGAAATGCTAATATCACCGTTTCCGATGCCAGACCTACAACGACCACCGAAGGAGCGCTATGGTGGGATACAGTAAGCGGTAATCTCTTTATTCTATTCCAATCACAGTGGGTTTCTGCTGTAGCTTCTATCGTGGGGCCAAAGGGCGACACTGGCGACATAGGACTAAGTGCCTATCAAGTGGCAGTTTCTGATGGATTTGTCGGCACAGAACAAGAATGGTTAGCTAGCCTACACGGACAAAAAGGTGACAAAGGCGATACAGGTGCCAAGGGAGATCCTGGAGCTGCTGCAACTAATATAGCTACTGCTGATGTAGCAGGTGTAGTTAAAGTAGCTGGTGGTAATACCTACGTAAACATAGACGTTAGTGGCACCATAAGCGTTCCCAAGGGGGCTGGAATAAATACAGTGATAGATATACCAGATGTATATACCGGTGGTGCTGGAAATCCTAACCTAGCAGATGGCGCACTGTTAGTATATAACACAGTATCATCTAGATGGGATACTAAAACGAGTTTAACTGCCGAAGCTATGGATGGTGGGGAATATTAATGGAGAATACAGTTGGCATCAACTATTAAAATCAAACGTTCCGGAACGTCGGGCAACCCTAGTACACTAGCAGCAGGCGAATTAGCCTACAGTTATCTAACAGACAATGGTTCTAACGGTGGTGATAGGCTCTATATTGGTACGGGTACTGAGACTTTTGGCAACGCTGCCAATCACACTGTTGTTGGTGGACGTTATTATACAGGACTAGTTGATGCTACAATAAGCGCAGGTACGCTAACTACCAATGCAAAAAGCATACCTATATTAAGTGCTACAGGAACCATCGATCAATGGTACGTGGGTAATTTACATCTTAGCAGTGACACCATTTCAACCACAGATACTAATGGTAATTTGGTTTTAAATCCAAATGGTACCGGAATGGTGCAGATAGCAGGTAATTGGACGCTACCCAGGAGTGCCGGCACTAGCAATTATATCTTAAAAACAAATGGAACAGACACTGCCAGTTGGGCGGAACCTAAGATTTATATCGGTACCACTGCTATTGATCTCTTTAATTCGAGCGGATCGATTACCAGTCTAGCAGTTGACATTAGCGGGACTGCTGGAAATGTTGCAAATGCACTATCGATAGGGACAGGTCTAACCTATAGCAATACACAGACCTTCGACGGCTCTGCTGCTACCACAGTAAGTGTGACAAATCCAGTACCGGGAATTGGTGGGAATGGTGGGAAATACCTCTATACAGACGGCAGCACTATAAGTTGGCAGGGTGTAGGAAGTCTCTTACCTACCCAAACAGGACACGCAGGACAATACTTAACTACGGACGGCAGCAATCCAAGTTGGGCTAGCCTAAGCAGCAGCTTTTATATCGGTGATACTAGCGTATCGTTGGGAAATTCAAGCGGTAGTGTTACTACTGTTAGTGGATTATCAGAAGTAGATGTTGGAAATTTAAAACTATCCGGTGACACTATCGCTACAACAGATACTAATGGGAATCTCGTGCTTGCACCTAACGGAACTGGTTATATCAGTGCTAGCAGCGCATATATCAGGAATGTTAAAGATCCGCAACAGGCACAAGATGCTGCTACCAAATACTATGTAGACAGCGTAGCACAGGGATTAAACATACACGGTCCTGTTTTAGCAGCTACTACAGATACATTAGCTAGTCTAACTGGCGGTAGCGTAGACTATTCAAATACAAACGGCGGAACTATAACACTAGGGATAGCACTTACTGCACTAGATGGTATAAGTTTATCGGAAAATTCTAGGATACTGATCAAGAACGAAGCAGGATCCAATCGACCATATAACGGCATCTATACTATAGATTTTACTTTCAAGATACTGACAAGGGCCCTAGACAGCAATACAGCAGCAGCATTTACCGGTGGCGACTTCACTTTCGTAGAACGCGGTGCTACTTATGCTGCTACTGGTTGGGTACAGACACAATACGTTACCACATTAGACTCAGACAACATAATTTGGAGCCAGTTCTCAGGTAGTGGAACCTATACTGCAGGTACTGGGATCACACTCGACGGTAATCAGTTTTCTATTTCTGCTACGTATAATGGACAATCGTCTATAACTACCGTAGGAACTATCAGTTCGGGCACTTGGCATGGCGACACTATTACAGAAACCTACGGCGGTACTAACCAAACAGCTTATGCCAAAGGCGATATACTATATGCAAGTGCCACTAACACACTGACAAGGCTTAGTGCAGGAGCAGATGGCCAGGTCCTACAGTTATTAAACGGTGTTCCGGAGTGGGCAAGCCTAGATGGTGGTAGTTATTAACTGATAAATATTGACAATGTCAGCGACGTCAACGACTATACAACTAAAACGCAGTAGTACACCCAGTAGTATACCTTCTACTACGGCACTAGCTGACGGTGAACTAGCTGTAAACACCAACGATGGTGTGCTCTATTTTAAAATATCTCCTAGTGGATTAGCAGACTCTATTGTTGCCCTACAACCTATAGGAACAGGCACAGGATTAGTAGTAGGTGATACAAATGCTACTATTAACAGTCCTACCATTAATAATGCTGTTTTTCAGCAAACGTTGTCAATCGGTACACAGATATTTTATCCTCATACAAACGGATTCAGCGTAAACGAAAACTTCGATATCACTGATCCTAGTCAAGATCCTGCTTATCAGGCTAACTTCACAGGTTATCATTTTACATCAGGTGCTGGCAAAGATGGCGTAGCATTTACGCTTGCTCGTAGCGGAAACTTCACAGACGGTTTTGGTATCACAGGCGATGCTTATAACAACAATTTTGTTATAGGATCAGAAACATCCAACACCGATTATGTGTTCAAAACAGGCATCGGTATGCCATTCAATGTTAGTGGTGGTACAACAATTTTTACTATCACCCGCAATGGAACATTAACATTATCTAATGGATCTACTATACAAGATTTACCGGATGAAGGTAGCCCGCAAGGTTTATTCCTCACAGTAAACAGTAATGTTACACAATTTGATACTGGTGGTAGAACACATTTCCCCAATGATCTAGTAATTAATTATGGTGGAATCTCTTTTCCTAATTCTAGTTATCAAACCACTGCTTGGTTAGGTAGTGTAAGCCAGTTAGTTAATAATACAGTAACTCTTACACTTAATTCGGATGGGTCAGTCCAGTTTCCCTATTATACCTTCCCAGCTACTAGTGGATTACCTGGGCAGATACTAACTGCGACTAACACAGGTGTACAATGGCAGTATGCAGGAGGTGGCGGGACACCTACACCAGTAAAAACATTCAACATATTAGGCAATTTTAGTGGATTTTTAGCTGGAACAGCCCAATTCATACCTTTAGCAGCGGATGCTATAAAGACCATAGTGTTAGTAAATGCCTATGCGGTTTCACAAGATCTAGTATTAGCACTATATAGGAACAATACATTTGTTAGCTATTTCACTTTACCTGCAGGACAGTACACTTATAAATATAACAGCTTGAATATCTTAATAAACACTAACGAATCTTACACTGTAAACGTAGTATCTGGCTACGGAAACAGTCTTAGTATGTCATTGTATAACATTATTTTATAAATGTGGGTATGATGCTAAATATACAAAACGATTAATTTAATCTGAGGAGAATTTTTAATGGCAACCCTAAACGAACTCGGAAGAAATAGCTCTTCTATTACTTATGGACCATTCGCAACTGGTCAGGACCTATTTCCAACGCTACAGGCAGTTGATACTTGGTTCAGGAACGATACTTGGCAGGGCACTGCTACTGGTTCGAGCACTTCATTAACTGGCGTAGGTACCATATGGACTACACAGGCACGTGCAAGTGACGTTATAATGGTAGCGGGACAGCTTAATACAGTATTAAGCACACCATCATCGGATACTGCACTAACAACTGGTTCGGCTTTTGGTACTGCCATTACTTTCCCAAGCGCAGTAAAGGTCATCAACCCAGTACAGAATACACAAACACAGGGATATGTTTCATCGTTTGCTAGGGGTAGTACTAACGGTACTGTTTACGTAACCAACGGCTCCTCAACCATCAGCGGTGTTGGTACATACTTTTTAACAGACGCTACAAACTCTGTTACTACGGTAGCAGTAACAGGTACTATAGCTATAGACGTTAGCGGTAACATCACAGGAACTAGTACTTCGTTCCAGACGTCACAGCCTGGACAGAACGGTCTTTATCCTGGAGATAGCATCTCCGTTACTACTAACGGTGCTGTTTATTATTTCATTGTCGCTACAGTAACCAGCGATACCGCTGCTACTGTTACGGTTGCTCCAACTATCGCTATCGGTTCAGGTGCTACTTTAGCTAAAGCAACTAACGGTACTGTCGGTCGTTATATAAACATAAACGGTCGTGTGCGTCAGATCACAGCTATCGCAAGTAATACTTCAATGACTGTAAACTTTGCCATGGATTTCACTGACAGCAACTTGCGTTATAAGGTTTATCCACGTGGTACTTTATCAAATGCTACAACAGCAACTGGTACACTTTATGGTTCAACTAGTGGTACCGGTTCTACTACTACACTAACTGTAGCTGCTACATTGACAGGTTTCATAGTACCAGGTGCTGTTCTCTATGCTACTTCGGGTATACCTGCAGGTACTACTATAGTTAACCAACAGTTTGGTGCTTCGGGTGCTTCGGTGACTAGCACGACAGCAACTGGTACTAATGGTCAGAACACACTGTCATTGACATCTGCAGCAAGCGTAGTTGTTGGTCAGCTAGTCTGTGGTAACGGTGCTGCAATCACTGGCATTCCAGCAGGAACTTATGTCGTTGCTATCAGCGGTACTACTATCACTATAAGCAACAACCTAACTGGTGCTATCAGTACTACTGTTTACTTCTATACCCCAGGCGGTCTCGGAGCTTATACTACATCACAGGCTACTACTATATCAGGTGCTGCATTTAACGTGAGCTCACTACAGGGAACAGGTACTAACTTCTTCTGGGATTTAGGCTATCAGAACCTAAATACCACAACATACACCCCATATATGTACCAAACTAGCTTGCTTGATCAAGTATGGTTAAGTGACGAAGTTAGGACTATCAACTTTAGCAGCTTCTCAGGAACAATTAACACTTCACTAACTGCTGCAACTAACTGCTACGTAACAGATTATGTAGGTTATTCCGGCGTTACTACTGGTATACTACGCCAAACAGTTTATCTAATACCATTTAAGCGTGACGATACATTCATAAACGGTAATATATATGGTACTACTACTATTTTCTTATCAGATCTACGTGTAGGTGACGACTTGATCATTAACGGTACTGAATGTACCGTTACATCAATCATTAACAACACACAGTTTAAGATCAACACTGATTTTACACACACTACTGCTAACAACGCAGGTGCGACTGCTACAGCTTCTACGACTTATTCAAGTGGTGGTGCTCCCGCAGCTACAACATTCGTTGTTAACAGTGCTTCCAACATAGCCATCGGACAGTTAGTAACTGGATCCGGTATAGCTCCACAGACTTATGTGACTAACGTAAGTTCAACTACTATCACTATAAGCCAGGCATTTAACACACAGGCAACTGGTACTTACAACTTCTATAACGGTGTTAGCTTCTATAAGAAACTCAAGCTACACGGATACGTTCTAGAAGGTACACGTGAAGGTGGAACAGCTGGTGCGGGTAACAACACTAAATGGACACAGTCTACTACACTAGCAGGCGGTACTGGTACTGTATATGGTATAGGTGCTACTACACTAACTGTTTCTGCTGCTGCTACTTCAGGTCCAACTTATAACTTCGTTAAGATCAGCGGTGGTGGTGGTACTCCGCTAGTGCTAGCAGGACAGATCAACACTGTTTCAGCTTCAACTACTATAACAGGAACTAACACACTGTTTACATCACAGCTACATATTGGTGCTGAAATCGTTGTTGCCGAGCAGTATCTAACTGTTACTGCTATAGCTTCAGATACTTCGCTAACTGTGTCTCAGACTGTATCAGTAACTGGTCCAACCCCATACTATAGGAGCGTACCTCTTTACACTTATATCACAGCTGGTACTACTACTATCACACTAGCTACACCTCTCAAGAATAACTTATATGTAGCTGCTGCTAATCCACCGACTGTGTATTATCCATCAACTGGCGGTGACTTTATCGAGTATGTATACAGCGCACCAAACTATAATGCACAGTTTACTACAGCAGGCGCTAACCAGAGCTCCACTACTATCAACCAGTCATTGGATCGTAAGTATGTTGGATTCCGTATGTTCCCTCTATTCCAGAGCACTATGACTTCACTTGCTACTACTGTTTCTTCAGCTATTACTACTGCGTTTGGGGCTTATTCTACTCCGGTTTACGAACGCTGGGTAGCAAGTTATGCCCAAACGCACGGTGTGGGCATCAACCAAGCAGATCTAAGCGGCGGTGTCGTGACACAGGGATCACAGACTACTACTGTATACACTATAGCACAGCCAATCGCAGGATCACTAACTGCTGCGATGAGCACTCCTATACTGGCTAGCGGATATCCACAAACTCCACCAACTGGTACGACAGGTACTGTAGGTACAGCAACCGCTACATATACTGGTATGGGTACTTCTCAAACGATCGCTGCTTCGTCGATCGTAGCACATTCACTATATGGTGTATATGATATAACTGCTATGTCTCAACTAACAGGTGGATTCTTATATCTATTTGGTAACACTCGTTATTTTGCGATACAGGGCAAGACATTTAGTAACATACAGGCACAGATGACAGGCTGTATCGAATACGAACGTGCGCAGCCAGAAGACGCAAGCACTGGTACAGGTACGGGCGGTGTTACATTTGGTGGTACTTACGGTGGTACCCAGCTATCACAGGGTGCATCACCTCCAACGCAGTTACTTGCTGGTTTCAACCAGAACGTTATCCAGTATACTCCAGGCGTTGCTCCGTGGCCTTGCTTTGCTTATTTTAACGGCAATAGATTGCCAACAGGTGCGCAGCAGATCCCAACATTGCCTGTACTACAGAGCTATCTAATACACGGATGTGTGCTATCTCCACCGAGGGTACGTAACTCCTCAGGCGACTTAGTTGGATTCAATGCTCACGTTTATAGTTCATTAACTATAACTACAGGACGTTGGGGTCATCAAGTTGAGTTTGGTAACTATGGTGGATCTTACAATCCAGCATATCTAAACAGCCCACCAACTGTAACATCAAACACGCTAACTAACGCTGCTAACAGCATACCACAGACGCATATGGGACAGATTGTTCCAGTGTATACTAACGTATATAACGCAAAACGCTTTATGTTTAGTCCAGTAGTCGTGCTTGGACCAGCATATGATCCAGATGTGAGGGGTCGTATATATGGTATGAAGATACTACCAAGCAACTTAGGAACGCTAATGGATACAGTATCAATAACTATTAATACCACTACTCCAACTGCATTTTTCCCAGATTATTTTTATAATACATCGGGTGCAGCAGCAGACCATTGGGTAACTACTACTCCTCCTAATAACATGAGTACAACATTAGTTCCAGGACAACAGCCAGTGCTAACATATCGTTTTGCTCTTACACAGAACGCAAGTGCTGGTCCACAGCAGGAATGGAGGAGCTTAGAAGATCCTAGTACCCAGTCTTCTTCCTCAGCAACACTATTTGTAAACAACTTCCGTTTTGCTTTCCCAGCGTAATAGGATCGACTGTAAACAAAAATAGCTGCCTTGTGCAGCTATTTTTTTAGGTAAATATTGATATGCCGGCGACAGTATTTCCAGCCCCAGGGGCTTCTAGTGGTATACAGTGGAATACATATACCTCAACTACTACAGCATCAAGTAGTGGTTCCACTGTGACAATAACTGGCACGACTGATTCCAGATGGGTCGGTACTACTCCGGTCGTTAATAGCGGTACTGGACAATTTGCAAACAATACTATCATCACATCTGTTATTAATAGTAATTCATTTTCAGTTAATATAGCACCAACTGTGGCATTATCTAGTGCATCAATAACTATATCCGAAGGTGCTATAAATGGGATAACTGATAATCGATTAACCGGAAAAACCAAGGATGGATTCTTAGCTAGAGGCAGTGCTAGCCTGAATACAATATCAATAGGCAAAACTAAAGATGGATTTGTAGCTAGAGGTGGTGCTAGTAGTAATAACATATTAGTTACTAATCTACAGAAACAAATTGAAGTAATACGTGGCGGTGCTAGTATCAATTCTCTAGCTAATACCTATAACGTAAACAAATTAAAAATTCCATACACTAACACAGAAGTATTCTATACTACTAGTCTATTTGGTAAAACCAAAGACAATTTTTTAGCTAAAGGAAGTATTAACAATATATTAACTACAAATCTACAAAAACAACTAGAAGTGATACGTGGCAGTGCTAGTCCGAATTTAATATTAACTACTAATCTGCAAAAACAGCTGGAGATAATCAAAAATCCCACACCAAATGACACGGTCGTTTGGGATATCAATAATATCACAAAACTCAAAATTCCATACACTAACGCAGAAGTATTCTATACGATATCTTCAAGTAATCTGCAGAAACAGATAGAAGTTGTACGCGGTGGTGCTAGTAGCAATAATATATTAACTAGCAATCTACAGAAACAGATAGAAGTGGTACGCGGTGGTGCTAGCAGAAACATCATATTAACAGGTAAAGCACAAGACAACTATGTGGCTAGAGGTAGTGCTAGTCCGAATACTATATTGCTTAATAATATAAACAAATTAAAAGTTCCATATACTAATACAGAAGTATTCTACACAATATCTTCTAGTAATATGCAAAAGCAATTCGAAATTGTGCGTGGCGGTGCTAGCAGCAATAATATATTAACTAGCAATCTACAGAAACAATTAGAAATCGTTCGTGGTGGGGCTAGTAGTAATAATATATTAACTAGCAATCTACAGAAACAGATTGGGATAATCAAAAATCCCACACCAACTGATGCGATAGTTTGGGATACCAATAATATCACAAAACTCAAAGTTCCATATACTAATACAGAAGTATTTTATGCTGCTAGTCTATTTGGTAAAGCACAAGACAACTATGTGGCTAGAGGCAGTGCTAGTCCGAATACTGTATTAACAGGTAAAGCACAAGACATCTATGTGGCTAGAGGCAGTGCTAGTCCGAATACCGTATCTCTCAGCAATATAAACAAACTCAAGATTCCGTATACTAATACAGAAGTATTTTATGCTGCCAGTCTATTTGGTAAAGCACAAGACAACTATGTGGCTAGAGGTAGTGCTAGTCCAAATACCGTATCTCTCAGTAATATAAATTCAACTATACTACAAAGCACTGTATTTACAACCACTAGCACAGGGATTCCTAGAGAAAATCTATACTATGCCCAAATAGCACAAGGTCGATATGGATCTAGATTCCCATACTTCTATCCAGCTGCTATGCCAAATAACTTATCTCCATCTAACCTGCAGAAGCAGATCGAAATCGTGCGTGGGGGTACGAGCAGAAATATTATATTAACTGGTAAAGCACAAGACAGTTTCGTAGTTCGAGGTAGTAGTAGTCCTAATACAGTATTATCTGCTAACCTGCAGAATTTTTATAATCAAACATATACTAGTGCTACTGTATCTATATCTTCATCTGGTATTTTACTTTCCGGTGGAAATTTACTTTATTACTTAATATACAATTCCACAACTCCTGCTAATCCAAACTGGATAGGTTGGACAGTTACTAGCAGTGGACAGGCTAATAGCGGTGTTTATCCAACGGGCACTGTTGTTACTAGTGTCTCGGGTAATACCATATATATTAGCCAAGCACCCACATCACTTCCATCTAATAGCACTGTACTGCTATTTGCTCCTGGCATCTCCACAACCACTAGCACAGGTGTTCCACGTGAAAACTTATACTATGCTCAAATAGCACAAGGTCGATATGGATCGCGTTTTCCTTACTTCTATCCAGCTGCTATGGCAAACAATATAATTTCAACTAATCTACAGAAACAGATTGAAGTGATAAAGAATCCTGTACCTAATGATGCTGTCTTTTGGGATGCATATAATATAAACAAACTTAAAGTTCCATATACTAACACAGAAGTATTTTACACAGCAGCTATATCAAATCTACAGAAACAATTAGAAGTGATAAAGAATCCTGTACCTAACGAAGCAACGATTTGGGACATTTCTAATCTACAGAAACAGCTTGAGGTAGTAAAGAATCCTGTACCTAACGAAGCAACGATTTGGGATGTATACAACGTAAATAAATTAAAAGTTCCATATACTAAGATCGGATTATTCTTTTCGCCTTCTATAAGCAATCTACAAAAACCAATCGAAGTGATAAAAAATCCTGTACCAAAAGAAGCGACAGTTTATGATGTATCTATTATCGGAGACGGATATAGGGCAAAAGGTATTGGTAATATATCCTATCTCTCATTAATAAATCGTGTAGAAAAACAGAAGATAAATATTTCAACAACTGAAGTATTCTTTAGTCCAAATTACGGTTCAGTAATTAAACTAAAAACTGGATCAAGTCCGGGGCTAGGTATTGCTGATCCTGCTTTTAATCGTAGTTCGATTCCCGTACCGATACAATTCTGGAATTAAAATAAATACTAGAGGAGAATTTTAAAATGACACTATATGAAGAACTAGATACTATGTTTCCATCACACTCTTATTTCTATTCTGTATCACTAACAGATATGAACGAAGCATTGGAAAAGTGCGCTCGCCTAACAGATCAACCTACAAACGTTTTTACTTACAGTGGCCAAATGATCATGAGTGTGCAACATTCACTCGGTAATGATATTCCTTGGTTAACAGCAGTACCAGGAAGTCCAGAAGAAGAATAATGGACGTTATACGACTCGACGTTCCTCTCTTTATAAGGCTTTTAGAATTAGCTAGAGAGGAAATAAAAGAAGATGCTGACATACACGACGTGACAGAAATCGTTACTAAGTTAAGTCAGCACGGAGTCGTTGGTATGGACAAATATAACGAGATCGTCAGATACATGACCAAACAAGGTGATGATACTGAACTCGCAAAGATAAGAAAACTAAGCGGATTAGGCAATGACTGAACATCTGGATCCCAGCAAATCACCATCTGACTATCCAATAACGCCAAATAATTCCACCATGGATGTGCGTAAACAGCTACAAGATCCCCAAAGCGCAGGATCTAGAGGACTAGCTAATCTAGCAATGCATAAGCTAAGTCCAAACAATCCAATACGCCAGTATATCAAAACAGAAAATCCTTGGAATAAGAAATAAAAAGCTTGAACTAAACAGACTTTCTCTATATAATAACAACATAAGGAGAAATACATGAGCCGAGTTTATGGATCTGAAGAAAAAGCCAAGCTTATCAGCGTTATCGATCAAGGATCGCAGGTATTGCAAGAAGTAGACGACCTCAAGGGCGGGCTACGTGACACCATCAAAGCTGTCGCAGAAGAACTAGATATCAAGCCAAGCCTGCTTACTAAAGCAGTCAATATCGCACACAAGCGCAATTGGTCCAAGGCTAGCGAAGAGTACGATGAACTTGAGACTATCTTAGTCACTACAGGTAGAGACGTTTGATAACAAAGATAAAAAACTTTTGGATTAATAGCTATAAGTCAGATAAAATAGCATTTTACATAGAAATGTTTAGTGCTATTTTTACTATAGCAGGATCGTTAACATTAGCACTGCACGCTAGGCATCCAGATATGACCATAGTTTATCCTATGTTTTTCTTGGGTAGCATTAGCCAAGTAATGGCAGCGTACCGACGAGGAGCAGCTTGGGTAATGGTATTAACTATGTATTTCAGCTGCTCTAATATATTTGGATTTTGTATCGCTAACGGCTGGATCTAAAATAAGTAAATTTATAAGGCAGGCGAGGCCACAATCCGCATTAGGGTATTTTGCGAGCCACAAGTCGCAATAGGAGAAAATAAATGAGTTATGTAGATGCATTGTACGATCGCGACAACGATCTAGTCAAAGTAGTTGAGCGTGTTAACGGTAAACGTCAATTTAGAGAATATCCTGCAAAGTATGTTATCTATTATCCAGATCCAAGAGGCAAGCACGATAGCGTCTATGGAGAAAAACTCAGTAAAATCGTTGCCAAGAACCAAAAAGATTTCCATAAAGAACTTAAGATACATAGTGGAAAAAGGCTGTATGAAAGTGATATCAATCCAGCATTCCGCTGTTTAGAAGAAAACTATCTCAATCTAGATGCACCAAAGCTAAACATTGCTTTCTTCGATATTGAGACTGACTTTGATCCAGAACGGGGATTTGCTGATCCTAGCGACCCGTTTATGGGCATTACTGCTATCAGTATACATCTCAAATGGCTGAATAGGCTAGTAACACTTGCTGTACCTCCAAAGAAACTCAAACTCGAAGATGCTAAGAAGCAATGCGAGGAGTTTAATGACTGTTTCCTCTTTGAAGACGAAGCAGATATGCTAGAAACTTTCTTAGATCTGATCGAAGATGCTGATATATTAACAGGCTGGAACAGCGAAGGTTACGATATTCCTTATACTGTTAATAGAGTAGCTAGAGTATTAAGCAAAGATGATACAAGACGCTTCTGTCTTTGGAATCAATTCCCCAAGAAACGCGAGTTTGAGAAGTATGGGCGCCAATTGATCACTTATGATCTAGTTGGTAGAGTACATCTTGATAGTTTGGAGCTCTATCGCAAGTATACCTACGAAGAGCGACACACTTATCGGCTCGATGCTATCGGTGAAATGGAGATTGGTGAGAAGAAAACAGTCTATGAAGGTACTCTTGACAGTTTGTATAATAATGATTTCCGTAAGTTTATCGAATATAACAGGCAAGATACTGCACTATTAAACAAATTAGATGATAAACTAAAATTTATCGACCTTAGTAATGAGCTCGCACACGCAAACACAGTGCTACTACAGACTACTATGGGTGCTGTTGCTGTTACCGAACAGGCAATCATCAATGAAGCACACCGCAGAGGACTAGTTGTTCCAAATAGACCCAAACGTAACGAAGATGAAAGCACACAAGCAGCAGGTGCATACGTAGCTTATCCAAAAAAAGGATTGCACGATTGGATCGGTTCTATGGATTTGAACAGTCTATATCCAAGTGCTATTAGAGCACTGAATATGGCACCAGAAACTATCGTTGGACAGTTATGTCCAATAATGACTGACGAGTACATTGAACGCCAAATGACAGTTCATAAGAAGAGTTTTGCTGCTGCTTGGGAAGGTATGTTTGGCAGTTTAGAATATGAAGCTGTAATAAACCGAGACAAGGCTGTAGATCTAACAGTTGATTGGGAAAATGGCGAAAGCGTAGTTATGAGTGCTGCTGAGATCTATAAAATGGTTTATGATAGCAACCAACCCTGGATGTTAAGCGCAAACGGTACTATCTTTACTTATGAATTTGAAGGTGTTATCCCCGGATTGCTCAAGAGATGGTACGCAGAGCGCAAAGAACTACAGGCCAAACTAAAGGTTGCTAAGGATGCAGGCAACCACATAGAGGAAGAGTTCTGGGATAAGCGCCAGTTAGTCAAGAAAATTAACCTAAATAGCTTGTACGGAGCTATCCTAAACCCAGGTTGCCGCTTCTTTGATAAGCGCATTGGGCAAAGTACTACGCTAACAGGTCGTGCTATCGCTCGACATATGGCTGGTAAGACGAACGAGATCATAACAGGTGACTTCGACCACATTGGTAAGAGCATTATCTACGGTGATACTGACTCAGTTTACTTCAGTGCTTACAATGTTTTGAAGAAAGACATCGAAAAAGGACTTATACCCTGGAACAAAGACAGTGTGATCCAGCTCTATGATCAGATAGCTGACGAAGTCAACGGAACTTTTCCTAAGTTTATGCTAGATGCGTTCCATTGTCCCAAGAGCAGAGGTGATGTTATCAAGGCTGGACGCGAAATTGTGGCTATCAAAGGATTGTTTATCACTAAGAAGCGATATGCGGTGCTTTATTATGATAAAGACTCCAAAAGGTATGACACAGAAGACAAACCAGGTAAGATCAAGGCTATGGGGTTGGACCTAAAACGATCAGATACTCCAGAATTCATCCAAAACTTCCTCAGTACTATCCTAGAAAAGGTGCTCACCGGGCATGGAGAAGAAGAAGTGCTGGAAATGATAACTGATTTCCGTACCGAATTCAAAAATAGACCAGGTTGGGAAAAAGGATCACCTAAGAGAGCCAACAATATCACTGAATATATGCGCAAGGAAGCCAAAGCCGGCAAAGCTAATATGCCAGGACACGTCCGGGCCAGCATTAATTGGAATACGCTCAAGCGTATGTATGGTGATAACTATGCGCAGTCTGTTAGCGATGGTGCAAAAGTCATCGTGTGCAAGCTTAGGAACAATCCCATGGGCTTCACTAGTGTAGCGTATCCAGTTGATGAGCTGCGATTGCCGCAATGGTTCAAAGATCTACCATTTGACGATGCAGAGATGGAATCTACCATCATCGACGCCAAACTAGACAACCTGATAGGTGTTCTAGAATGGGATATCATCAGTACTGAACAAACTAATACCTTTAACAAATTATTTACATTTGAATAATTTTGTTGACATTTGTTCACGATCTAAATATAATCATAATATAATCAAGGAAAGGCAAAATTATGAAAGACATTCTTAAAGACTTAGTCGCACATACACATTCATTAGGCTTTATTAACTTAATCCGCGTTACAGGTGACGATACCGAGACAGCGATCGATGCTATGGAAGATAACAGGATCGTTATCCTCAAGGCAAAAACTAAAAATTCCTATCCGGAGTTCAAAGGCACATTTGGTATGCCTAATCTAAACAAACTCGATCTGCATCTCAAGAATCCAGAATATAAAGAGGGCGAAGAGATCAAGGTCGTGTGGGAAATGCGCAACGGTGAGAATCGTCCAGTGGCTATCCATTTTGAAAATGCCGCTGGTGACTTCAAGAACGATTATCGTCTAATGGGTCAAGAATTAGTTAACGAAAAGCTAAAGAAGTCCACATTTAACGGATCAAATTGGCAAGTAGTAGTTGACCCTACTGTTGCTAGCATCAGTCGTCTCAAGTTGCAGGCAGCAGCACATAGCGAAGAAACCACTTTTGTTGTTAGCACAGATGGTGATCAGTTAAAGATCTCGTTTGGTGATGCTAGCACACATGAAGGCAGCTTTGTGTTCCAGTCAGGTATTACAGGTAAGTTGAAGCAGTCTTGGAGCTTTCCGGTCACACACTTTATCAGCATCTTGAATCTAAGTGGCGATAAGATGGTCAAGTTTGGTGATAACGGTATAGCATTGATCACAGTCGATAGTGGTTTAACCGAATATGATTACTTTATTCCAGCAATGACAAAGTAAAATCAAAATGAACAAAAATCTCACTGCAACACAGAACGATTATGCCGTATTCCTTCCCGCGGTGAGCAGTTTCTATAGCACCTTTATAGGCAAGCAGCGATACGGCAATTATGTTGATCCTGCTCGCTTACCTGCTCAGTTTACGCAAGGTGTAGAAGGATTAAACTTTTTCGATCCAGAAAAAGGCTACTTCTACTACAAATGGGGATTGTATTCCGCAGGGCATGCCGAGATAGACATCACTAAGCAATCTGAAAAAGAAGATATGTTTCGCAAGCGTCCACGGAACGGTGATAGCATCGTTGTCGGCGATAGCGGCGGCTTCCAGATCGGTAAAGGCGTATGGGAGGGCGATTGGAAAGATCCTAACTGTCCAAAAGCACAAAAAAAGCGTAGCCAAGTACTGTCTTGGATGGATGACATGATGGATTACGGAATGATCTTAGATATTCCAGCATGGGTTGCTCGTAGTCCTGCAGGTATGAAGGCGACGGGGATATCAAGTTATCAAGAAGCAGTCAATGCTACATATATCAATAACGATTATTTCATCAATAATCGCAACGGCAACTGTAAATTCCTAAACGTGCTACAGGGCGAGAATCATACAGAAGCCGAAGATTGGTATCAGCGTATGAAGAAATACTGCGATCCAACCCAATACTCTAATCACTTTAATGGATGGTCGATGGGTGGTCAGAATATGTGTGATGTGCATCTCACGTTGAAAATGTTAGTTAATATGCGATTTGACGGATTACTAGAAAGCGGTAAACAGGATTGGATGCACTTTCTAGGAACTAGCAAACTAGAATGGGCGTGTTTGTTAACAGATATACAACGTGCTGTACGCAAACATCACAATCCTACATTCACTATCAGCTTTGACTGTGCGAGTCCGTTCCTAGCAACGGCTAACGGACAGTTGTATATCACGAACGAGATAGAACACTTTAAGAAATGGACCTATCGCATGGTTCCTAGTGTCGACGATAGGAAATATGCATTAGACACACGAAAGTTTAGTGATGTGGTTATAAACGACGCTGTCTTTAAAACATTTACAGAATCGCCTATAAGCGACAAGTGTCTAATCAAAGATGTCTGCATCTATAAGCCCGGAGATACAAACAAGAACGGAAAAGTCGGCAAGACCAGCTGGGATAGTTTTAGCTATGCTATCCAGATGGGCCATAATGTTTGGATGCACATTAATGCTGTGCAAGAAGCCAATCGCCAGTATGATCAAAAGATAATTCCAAATATGTTGCACTTCGAATCTTATGATAGAGAATATTTCCGAGATGTTGTAGATCGTATATTTGCTACGGATGATCGAAATAAGGCAATCGCATTAGTAGAAAACTTTAATAGGTTTTGGTTAAAGATTATTGGTACACGTGGAGCTACTGGTAAGAAGACTATTAATAGTTCAACATATGCAAACAAGAATTTTACCTACGAAGATGTAGCAGAATATACGAGAGACGATAGCGGACTGGATAACAAGAAGCTAGAAAAACTAGAGGAGTCAGTTGAATGAGTACACCTGAAAAAATTATCGGACACTATGAAAGTTTGAAATCCAAGCACGATTTACTTGACAAACAAATAGAAGAAGCATATAATCATCATGAAGACGACTTAAAGATACAACAGATGAAGAATAAAAAGCTTCATCTTAAAGAACAAATGTTCGAATTTGAAAAGAAGTTAGGAACAACAAATGGAAAGACCATACTCCACGGGAACGAAAAATGATGTAGTTTTCTTCGTCGGCGACGAAGTAGAGAAAACTCCAGCATTTGGTAAAAAGACTCTTTTTGTAGTTGGATTGCAGCCTGTAGAAGAAATAGTTGCTATGGCTACACGCAAGCGTTGTGACCATATTTATGTTGGTGCTAATCAAAGTTTCTCATTTAGTTTAGAAACTATTGAATCTTGGGAAACAATGATTTGCGAATTATTAAAATTAGATTTCTGGGTTACTTGGGATTTTGATATCTGTGATTATCAAAGCATTACCGATTCAATGGTCTTCACTTGTGCATATGACAGATTCATTCCGCAGATATCGATTAAACTTCCGTATATATCAAATCTAAATTATAATGCAACTATCAAGATCGATGATCAAGACTTCCGTTCTACTAACCCTGGTGTATGGGTACACACATTACACAACCTAATGGATCGAGAAGTATTCACTGATTGGTCCGAATATACAAACGACAGTATAATCTAAAGGAAAGATAAAATGTTAAAGGATAAAAGCGAAACTATCTACATCGGTTGCCAATGTCATTCACCGTATCATATCGTGCGTGTGTCTTTTTATGATTGGATAGCGGATGATGTTCCGGAGTTATACCTAGAACTGCAGGCAGATAGAGATAAAGGTCTATGGGGCAGGCTAAAAGAAGCTGTTTGTTATGTATTTGGCAGCGAAAATCTAGGATGGCACGATGTTATCCCCAATCACGACGACGTTGTTAATCTCAAAAGAGTGATTGACAACTATATGGAGGCTCATGTATTATATAATAAGAAAGAGGATGAGATAAATGGCCAAACGACCAGCAACTAATAATATCATCGACGGATTGGATCTAGTTATAACTAATCCCAAAGAGAAAAAATCAACAGTTAAAGAAGAAACAACTACAAACACAATGACAGATTCTGAACGTATGATTGAATTACTAGAAGCTATCGATTGGAAGCTATGGGTAATGTATAAGAAATTCAATAGCGAGGAAGCAGAATGATAATCAGAGAAGATATTCGTCCTAAAAAGATGATCTGGGTTACATTTACACAGGAAGGTGTACATCGGTATCCGGCAGCAGCAACAGATCCTAAACTAGCGACCGGCGGGTGGGATGATGTTAGTTTCCTAGCTAGCCCACATCGTCATATCTTCCATTTTAAGGTATACCTTGAAGTGTTCCACGACGATCGTGATGTTGAGTTTATCCAGTTTAAGCGGTGGATGCAGCGTCTGTATAGCATAGAACAAGTCCTCAATTTAGATTACAAGAGCTGCGAGATGATCGCAGAAGAACTATACGATGCAATCATTGCAAAATATCCAGATAGAGAAGTTTGGATCGACGTCAGCGAAGATGGCGAAAACGGTACCTTTATTAAGTTTTAACAAGGAAAAATAAAAATGGCATACAAGCATCCAGAAATTAATAAGATTTTCGACGACCTAGATGTTTACAGAGATTTCTGTAGAGACTTTGGTCATGTTTTTAACGAGGCACATCTCTATGATGCACGGACACCCTGGGGTCAGTACAATCGTTACAAGCAGGGCCAGCGTGTAGTTAACAACTGGAAGGAAGACCGTCGTGCCTTCAACACCGCAAAACGACACTAAGAGTTGGGCTGTCACTTTAGAACAAGATCCAGAGACGGGAGAATTAATTCTTCCGTTTCCGGCTGATCTTCTTAGCCAGATGGGATGGAGTGAAGGTACAGATATTTTTTGGGATGTACAAGATAATGGCTCAGTCATCATTAGTGAAAAGAAAGACAGCGATGCCGAACAATCTTCGGCGCAGGAGTCTAGCAGAATTAGATCAAGTACTTGATGAGATTGCTGCTCAAAACCCAGTAGAAATGAAAAAATTAGAAGATTATATTGAAGAGCAGATTAGGAAAGCCAACAATGACCGTATATCTAGTAGATCTTGAAGCAGTTGATACACGTTACACAGCACAGTGGAAAGAGTACTTACCATTACAAATGCAATCAGCAGGTATGGAAGTAGTTGTCATAAGCGGCGGTGACGTGCCGCAAGCTACAACCCCCGGTGCTTTCTTAAATTTTGCTGGAACTAATTCATATAAAAGCCAGCAGATGCTAAAAATAGCAGAACTAGTTGCTAATGGAACTGTTAAAGACGGAGATTATTTCCTCTATACCGATGCTTGGAACCCAACTGTCATACAGTTAAAGTATATGGCAGCACTACTTGGAGTTAAGATTAGTATCGGAGGTATGTGGCATGCTGGCAGTTATGATCCGCAAGACTTCCTAGGTCGATTGATCGGTGATATGCCTTGGGTACGCAATGCTGAATCAAGTATGTTCTATTGCTTCGATGATAACTTCTTTGCTACACGATTCCACGCTAATATGTTCTTGCGTAATCTGTTTGATGTTGAAGTACTATTTGGAGAAGACGAACTTGACGAGTGGAATACCGCTATATATCCAGGCAATCCTAAAATTCATATCGTAGGTTGGCCTATGGAATATATGAAGTCAATCCTGTCGCACTATGATATGACAGCAAAACGGAACAAGATCATATTCCCCCATCGACTGGCTCCGGAGAAGCAGGTAGAAATCTTCCGAGATCTTGCAGCCAATATGCCCGAATATGATTGGTTTATCGCACAGGATCATAAGTTAACTAAGGATGAATATCATACACATCTCGCAGAAAGCAAGATCGTGTTTAGTGCTAATCTACAGGAAACATTAGGTATCTCAGTATATGAGGGTGCGTTAGTAGGAACATATCCTCTAATGCCAGATAGGCTTTCATATTCAGAGATGTGGCCAGATAAAGCACTTTATCCAAGTGCTTGGACTGAAAGTTTTGACAGTTATTCAAAACATAAAACAGAACTAATGGATATCATACATCGTATAATGAAGAATAATAGTCCAGCTATCCCTTTTGCTGCTAAAGAAACTGCGGTAGAAGTAGGAGAAAAATTCTTTAATGGAAGTGAATTATATAAAGCAATAGTTGACTCTACGACCTAAATAATCTATAATAAAACTTTAAGCAATCCACTGCTGTAACATCGGAGATTAAAATTGAGTATTTCAGAAACTATTCGTAATCGTATTAAAGTCGACGGCGGGCGCTATTGGGCCGGTGACAACATTAACAAGTATATCCATCTTGAAGAATTTGATCAATTAGTTGATGAGGCAACTGATGCCTTTGAACAGGTATTAGATTCGCTAGTAATCGATCGAGAAAACGATCCAAATAGCAAAGGTACTGCTAGGCGTCTTGCTAAAATGTACTTCAACGAGATAATGAGTGGTAGATATGCTCCAGCACCAGATGCAACAGCTTTTCCAAATGATAGTGACGATCGGTACGAAGGTATGCTTGTGGTTCGTAGCGAGCTGCATAGTGTTTGTAGTCATCATCACCAACCCGTTAACGGTGTTGCTTACATTGGGATTATTGCCGCTAATAAGCTTATCGGTCTCTCTAAGTATACTCGCATTGCTCAGTGGTGCAGTCGGCGTGGTACTCTGCAGGAAGAGCTCTGCAATGACATCGCAAGAGAAATCCAAAAAGCAACAGGATCAGAGAACGTAGGTGTTTATTTAAGAATGACCCACGGATGTTGTGAAAATAGAGGCATTATGGCCCACGATAGTTCAACAACTGCTACAGTGCTCAAAGGTGCATTTTATTGCGATAGTGGTACAAAGAAAGAGTTTTTTGATACACTAAGTCTTCAAGAATCTAATAAACGATAAGTATATCTTTTCTTTAATAGATACGGAGTAGTTCTAAAATGTCGTGAAGCAGCACCTATAGTGGGGAAAGTTATTCCTTCAACTACTATAGGACGAACATTGGGGTTATTATTACATCGACTCATACGTTCTCGTTGTTCGGATGTTTTCATAGGATTATTATTAATCATACGTTGACGAACTTGTTCAACAATTTCCGGAGTAGAAAAGATATTGTCTTTACCTCGTTTGTAAGAGCCTTTAGCCTTTCTTGTATTAGACATTTTAATATAAGATTCCGGAGTACAGTATATTTGTGGAGTAGGAAGATGCGAAGTATCGTAGTGTTTGTTGAACAGTTTGTAAGCATACATCATTTTATATTTATTTGCTCCGGCTGTCATTTCTATCAATAAACGATGGCAAACTCTATGTTCTTTGTAGGTAAGCACAACAAGGTTATCGACAGAATTAATTCCGCCAAAACAGCGTGGAATAATATGATGTGTTTGAAATCCGTCGTGACGTTCTTTAAGATGATTACGCTGAATAGAACGGTTGATTATTCTATAATAAACTTTAGTGTATTTGTTATCTAAAAACATTGACTTTTCCTATATGTTGTGCTAAATTTAAATATATTTATCAAAATGGATGCTGTGACAAATGAACGAGTTCTTTGAAAATGTTAAATTACAACAAGGATTTGCCTGCAGATGAGTACAACAACGACAACTACATTAACTAGTCCAATAGGCGCTGTTGGTAGCAGCGGTAGCTATCT